AGGACATCATCTGGTAAAATATCCGCTAGGTTATCAAAGTGTGATTCTGTTCCCGGTATATTTATAGCTCCCGGTTCAAAGTCTAAAGTTGCACCACCATCTTCTTCAGGTATTACCTCCACTGGTGGTTTATCTATTATCTCCTCCTCAACACTAACTTCTTTAATCTCTTCATCCGTTGGAATGTCAAGTTTTGTTCTTGTGTTACTAGGGAGTCCTTTATCTATATCTGCCATTTATACTCCTATAGTTTCTTAACACGTTTCATAAGACCTTGCAACCCTTGTGAGTTGGGGCCAGATGCTGGTGGGGGTCCTGAATCTACACCAGCCAATTTAGCAATACCGCCACCTGCTAGTGGTTGACCAAAAAAAGTTCCTTGTGTACCAAATACCTGTTCTCTTCCAAATTGATTAGAAGCATCTATTAAAGGCATTTGTTTTAATTGATCTCTATAAGCCAATACATCTTTTGCAGACACGTCTTGACCCCCTGCTCTAAGCGCTTGTGCTAAATCTATTGCGTCTGAAGTTTTAAATTGCATAATATCTGTGGGTAATGTTGGAAGCATATTTAAATTTAAATCCATTTGTGTTTTTTCTGGAGATGTTACGTCACTTAAAAATGGGTCATCCTGAACTCCCTCTATATTTCTTGCAAATAATTGTAATCTTGCAAATGGTGATTTGGCTTTAGATATATCAAAAGATTCTTCTAATGCTTTTTCTCCTGCAACAGTTTCTGCCTCTGAAACCATAAATTTATTTTGTAAATTGTTTTTTGCTTGATTAAGTCTTGTATCTATATTTTTAACATCTTGACTTAAATCACCAATATAATCAAACTCACCAACATCAGATAAATTTTCAAGATTTTGTTTTTGTGATTCTAAACTATCTATCTTTGCTATTTGATTTCTATAATCTAATATTTTACCTACGTTTGTTGCAGCTGAGCCTCCAAGTGTTCTTTGTGCTTTTAAAACATCCGCATCTCTTGTTTGATCACCTGGTATAAAAAAATCACCTGCTCGTAAGCCAGCTTCTTTAAATGTATCACCAAGACCTACTCTAAATAAACTATCTGCGCCAACGTACAAAGCCTCCGGCACAATACCAAACTTTAAAATATTTTTTCCTATTGCAGCAGAACTTTTAATAGTGTTTAAAAGTTTAGTGTAGTTTTTAGCTTCTGCAGGAGTTGCATTTTTAAAACCAGAATTAATTCTTTTTACTGCTCTATCATAACAAACATCAACACTTGTAGTTCCATCTTGCAAACCGACTCTACCGCCTTGATTTTTAAATCCTCTACCACAGTTACCACCACCTAATGATGCTATAATATTTCTAACACCTCTTACTTCAGAGGGTGAAATTTGCGTAAAAGTTTGTTGTGTTCTTATACCTGCTGTTTTAAATAGTTCAGGATTTTTTTTAGCATAGTCTCGAAAATTTTTATTTAAAAATTGTAAATTTTCTAAAGATTTACCTATTTCATTTTTAATATTTAATTTTTGAAACTCTTGCACACCATATTTAAAATTAGTTGCATCATCACTAATCTTACCAATGTTAAGTTTTAAATCTCTTGCTATTTTTTCTACTGCTTTCTTTTTATTTAAATTATTACCCTCTACAGCTTTTTCATATTGCAAAGATAAGGTATCTTTAAAGCCATTATTAAGATCTGCCTCCAAAGGATTTACTCTAGTTAATTGTTCTGCGGTTGCGTTAAATAATTTATTTAAACTAGATTTAGATAAAGGATGATCAAGTTCAAAATTTATATTTGGATATTTTTTATTAATAGCATTTCTTAATTGTCTATACTCATTTAAATTTTTTTTAATGGCTAAAAATTTTCTACGATTATAAGATGGGTTTCTTTCTCTAGTACCTTTTTTAAATTCTCTTCCAAAAGCATCATAAAATAACTCATCTATTTTATCTCTTTCATATTTAATTAATTTAGATTTCCATAATTTATTTAAAGCATTATCAGAAAATCTAGGATCTTTAGGTATCCATTCTAGAGTACCCCCAATATCCTTACCTGCCTCTAGCATTCTTTTTTTATAAATATTTCTTTGTAAACGGTTTGCTTGTTGTTTGAGTTTAGTTAAAGATATATTATTATCTTTAGCAAATTGTTTAGGATCAAAAAATTTTTTCTTATTTGTTTCTTCTAATAATTTTATTTGAATACCTTGTTCTGTTGCTATTCTTGTTCTTCTACCCCTTCTATCAGACTCAAATCCTTTAGGAAGCACTTCACCATATTTTGTTAATTGTTCTTTTATTTTTCTTCTAAAGTTAGCGTTAGGTTGTCCTTCCATAGCAGCATAATTTTTAAAACCTAGGACCTTTGCCCCTTTGTCTAATTTACTTTTACCAAACTTATCATAATCAGATTTTAATTGTGCTAATCTAACCGCATCACCACCTGCATCAAGTTTAATTCGTCCACCACCAGCCATATCTTGTCTTGGATTGTCTCTTACAAATCTGTTAATGGCCTCCATTGTTTCAATGCTTTCTTTTTTAGGTGGTATTGGTGCATCAATTGCACGAAAGACATCAGGAAGATCTGGCTTTTCTTGTTTAACACGAGTTAAATGCTTCATCAGCTGTCCAAATTTAAACGGGTTCATTATTCTCCTAACATGCTAGCGATACCACCTGATGCAAAGTCGTCTGGTTCTGGAGGATCATAAAATGGTTGACCTTGTCTTTTTTCCATAAATTCAAATTCAGCATCACGGTCACCTTCTGATATAGCTTTAGCTCTGTCTTTTCTTTTTTTAATTTGCATCAATTCTTTAATTGTAGGTTTTTTACCTGTTGCATATTCTTTTAGTTTTGAAACATCAGATGTTAAGTCACTGATACTTGCACCACCACCTTCATCAATCTCTATATTGAAATCATCAGGGTCATCGGCTCTTGCAACAGGAACGCTTTCTGCAGTGTCAAACTCTGCTGATGGTCTTGGATTACCTTCATCAGGTAATGGTTTTTTGTATTGTAGTTGAACTGGATCTCCATACATATTTTCTGGACTTTCATATTCAACTCTTACAGCACCATCATCGACGTCTTCTGTAACTCGAACCACGGAACCATCATCAAGTGTTTTCTGGTGAATAGATTGTCTTTCACCCGTTGCAAATTTTTTAGTGACATCATCACCTTCAAGAATAACTTTGTTAACCAACTGATCAAACCACTCTGGTTTACCAGGCACATTATCTGTTTTAATCACTGGAACTTTAGAAACTGTTTTACCAATCTTAACTGGTTTTAAAATTTTACCAACAATTGGTATAGATGCTAGACCTCCTAAAATTTTTAAGAAAGTTCTTCTAGTCATGCCAGAGCCTTCTTTAAATTGTTTTCTAAAAGTAAACCCAGCGCCTTTACCTTTTTTGTCTTTACCAATACCAAACTGTAACTCACCTCCTAATAAATTTAATATTCCACCTAAACTTTGTTTATCTAAACTATCTATATTAAGACTTAGTAAACCTTTTTCAGTTAATGGAATTTGTGCACCTTCTACTTTTATTAATCTTCTAATAATTTCTTTAGCTGCCTCTCCAGGATCGTTTGTTTCAAATCTAGGTCCCATAGGTTCTTCTTTAGGACCAAGAGTTATGCTTGGTGCTCCTGTGCCATTAGCAAACCCTGCACGTCCGCCTTGTGCCATGTCTTCTGGATCAAGTATAGAAAAGTCCTTATCTTCCTTCATTTTCTGTTTAAATCTTTTTATAGCTTCTTTGTTTTCATCTCTCATTCTTGCAGCCATCTCTGCCTCTGTTTCTTTAACTTGTTTACCACCCATAATCTTAGAGCCTTTTGGTATTTCTTGACCTTCCATATCAAATACTTTTGCAGATTTTGTAGATGTAATTCCTTGTTGAACCTGTGGTCTACTTTCTATCATGTTGATAGCATTTTCAACTTGGTTAGCATTTTTTAATGTTTTAGGATCAATACCATTCTGCATCAGACGTTTTGCTAAAACTTGAACATTCATGTCAACGAGTTCTTGGTTAGGTAAAGTTCTCATTACACCCGTAGGTGCATCTTTAAAAATCTCTCGTATTACAAATTGTTGAAGTGCTCTTAATGCTTTAATTGCCATTAGTAATAATTCCTTTTAATTTTTTCGACCTTGTCGTCGATGTAGTCTTCAGGGTGTCCGATTAGACCGCCCTGTCTAAATCGCATGATCGCTTGTGTTGTACTATCAACCAAGTCGTCATGATCACCGTAAGGAAACGCAGCACATTCTTCAATGACTTCTTCTGCAAATTTCTGCTCAGGCGCCCATATCATACCAGATTCAAATAAAGGTGCAACAGCATTCACACGAGCGTGCTTGTCGTTGCCTTTGCTGGGTGTAAAGTTTACAACAGGTATATCCATCTTTCTAAGTTCGTATGTAAGAGGTAGACCTGATGCTTTTGCCTCTACTATCACAGATTCTGGCTGCCAGTATTTATATTGTTCAAGGGCCAACCTTCTTAGTTCAGGGAACTCGTATCTGCCTTTGATGGCATCGAGAAGTATAAGATTGGCCCCGCTATCTTCGTCGGGATAAAATATACCCCACGTTGTTATAGCACTATAATCAGCTGTTTCTTTTTTTAAAAAAGCTGTATCGTAAGATTGTATTACATGATGTAGTTGAGGTATATTTTCGTCTGTATATTTCATCCACCATTCACGTTTTAATATTGCACCTTCCTCACTAGTTGGTTGTTGCATCCATTGTGCATTCCATTTAGCAACGGGTAGTGTTGCTTTTACTTTTTCTAATTCATCTTGTTTCCAATATTCAGGCCATACTGGTCCGTGGTCCAAGAGCGCTGGAAATTCGACCACGTGCCATTGATCAGCTTTAACTTCTGTTTGGTTCTTAACTAACATACCTGTTAAATCTTTAGTAGACCATCTAGTCATAACTAAAACTATTTTACCACCTGGTTGTAAACGCTGACGAGGACCTGATGTATACCACTCGTATGCTGACTCTAATGCTTTACCTGACATTGCATCTTGTTCCGAGTGCGGGTCATCTATGATTAATAAATCTGCACCACGTCCTGTGATTGCACCGCCTACACCAGCTGCAAAGTATTCACCACCTTGTGATGTCTCCCAACGTCCTGCTGCCTTTGAATCTTCTTGTAAGGTTGTTTTAAAAATTTTACCGTAGTCTTCTCTGTCGATTAAGTTTTTTGCTTTACGACCGAATCTTATTGCAAGCTCTGCCGTGTGTGTTGCTTGTATGATCTTTAACTTTGGCTCACGGCCCACCATCCATGCTGGTAGCAAGTATGATGCAAATTCAGATTTTGTATGTCTTGGTGGCATATTAATAATCAGACGGTTTATTTCACCCGTAGCTAATTTATTAAATTTATCTGCAATGTGTCTGTGGTGGGACCCCTCTACAAAATCAGGCCATACACACTTTACAAAAGACAGAAAGTCGTTTTTGGCTTTGTTCTGTATCTTTTTTTCTGT